CCTACAAATGATGTAGGAAAGCCATTAGAAGATGTAGCGATGGCTAATATACAACAAAGTGAACGAGAAGAGTGGATTAAGACAACGTCATTTCGTATCGATCAATTCCTAAATCGTTTGGGTAATGGGCGTGCAGGAAAGGATCAAAAAAATATTATCGTTAAGCGTTACTTAGAAGATGAAGATGTATGTGATTATATGGTTTATAACGAAATTGGTATGAGCGAGCGTACTTATCGACGTGTTAAGGCTAGAGTGTTTTATAAACTTGCTTTTGCTCTTAGATTAGAAGTTTACGAGACAGAAGAAACTGGAGGGATTGAATAATGAATTTTGTTCAGCCAATACGTGATCCAGAGCAAATACAACAAATTAAAGAGTATTTAAAAGAAAAGAGTGAGCGTAATTATATCTTGTTTGTAATGGGGATTAATACAGGTCTACGAATTAGTGACATTCTAAAACTGAAGGTTGGAGATTTAAAGGGCAGCCATATCTCAATGCGTGAAATGAAGACAGGTAAGCAGAAACGAATTCAGATTACAGCAGCATTGAAAAGGGAATTGAAATGGTACATTGAAGAGATGGAAAATCATGAATATTTAATCAAGAGTAGGCAAGGAAAGAATCGGCCAATAGGAAGAAGTATGGCATATAAAATACTTAGCACCACAGCAGCAGAATTTGGATTAGACGAGATTGGGACACATACATTACGTAAGACATTTGGGTATCATATGTACATGCAGACAAAGAATATAGCTTTGCTAATGGAGATATTCAATCATTCAAGTGAACGGGTAACATTAAGATATATAGGAGTAAACCAAGATGCAATGGATAAAGCAATGACTAGGTTTAAAATCTAATCATTGCTTTTTCTTTTTAGTTCGAGGATAGCATCATATACCTATCGACTTAAGAACAGAAACTTACGCTTGAACATAATATCAAATCTAGATGAGCAAAGCTATTTAATGTGAATAGAATTCACTCTTTAAGAATACATAAAATATATACATACAAGCTTAGTCTGATCACTATTTCATTAATGAAAGTAGAATTCTATAAATTTTGGAGGAAGAGATATGCAAAAAAAGGTTCTCCTGTTCACAGATTTGGGGATTGATGATGCGTTTGCTATACTGTACACATTTTTTCGTAAAGACATTCAACTTGTAGGAATTGTAGCCGATTATGGGAATGTATCAAGAGAAAATGTAATAAGGAACATTAACTATTTGAAGTACATTTCGGGAAGAGAAGAGATACCTGTATTTCTTGGTGCTTCTGTACCGTTGACAGGAATATTGATTCAGTATTTCCCTGAGGTACATGGAAAAGTCGGATTAGGACCTATCATTCCCCCTGAAATTTCATATCCAGTTTATCCTTTAAATGATATTTATCAAATTATAGAATCAAATTTAGAAGATCTTACAATTATCAATTTAGGAAGACTCTCTTCGCTAGCTACGACTTTTGTATTGAATTTAGAAACAATGCGAAACGTAAGAGAATGCATTTGCATGGGGGGAGCTTTTTTCTATCCAGGTAACGTAACTGCTGTGGCTGAAGCTAACTTTTACTCAGACCCTTATGCAGCAAACTTAATTCTGCAGCATGCAAAGAAGTTGACGGTTATTCCTTTAAATGTGACTCAACATGCGATTGTTACACCCGAAATGGTCCAGCAAATCGATGCATTTCATCGGAATACACAGGATCTTGCAGGACTCATCATCAAACCTATGTTAGATTATTATTATAATTTCTACTCCAAGTCTAATCCTGGTATAAGTGGAAGTCCTATGCATGATTTTGTAACGGTGTGGTATTTGCTGAATCAAGAGGCTGTTAGCCTTTCAAGGGTACCCATTAAAATAATTCCTGATCAAGGGGAAGGATTTGGTCAAAGCATTGCAGACTTTCGTTTTGTTACTAATCCAGGCTATAAAACGCATGATGTAGCTTTTCAGTTTGATTATGAAAAGTTCAAGAAGGATATTATGGAAACGTTCCTAAAGAAGAGAGTGTAACAGGCTTTATTAGCCTCAGATAATATGGATTATATGAATGAAATGTTACTGCACTTCACGTACAAGAATTCGACTTTTTTAGGTTAAAATTCGTCTAACATACAAAGCTTCCGAAATGTTGGCTGTATCCTATCACTATCAAGCTAACAGAATAAAATCTTCCTAATTGCTGGTACATTAAACTTTTAACTTGATGACCATGTGGTGCTACCCTATTCTATACGGTTACTCATTTTTATTATGTTGTGTAACTCAAAAGAGAAAGTGCTATGAAGCTATCAATATCAAGGGCTGTAACGTTTGGCTTAGTTACACAAAATAGAACATATGGGTAAGTCGTATGCTATTATTACTTAAGGGAGAGTGATTCATATGGAACCGATAAAATTTAAACAGTTTGCGAAGACGGAGCCATGTCCATGTGGTAGTGGAAAAAAATACAGAGCTTGTTGTTTTAATAGAAAAGATCAAGAGTTACCTTTTGAAAAAGTATCTAGTAAAAAGAAAGCAGGGGCATTTAAACATTACGCACATAAGATGAGTCAAGAATCAAAAATTAAAGAATGCTTACATCCAGATTCTGAGCAATGCAAAGGGAAAATAAAGAACGCTCACTCGTTACAAAATAATGGAGTCTTGTCAAGAATAGAAGAAGAAGGTCATGTTGTTATCCCGACAACAAAATTCGGGACGGATGGTGTAATTTACGATGTTAAAGATGAGAGTAAAAATAAAGCGACAACCTTTACTGGTTTTTGTGATACACACGACACCTTAGTTTTTAAAGATATAGAAACTAAAGAAATTGATGTTACTTCTAGTAAGCAATGCTTTTTGTTTGCATATAGAGCGTTTGCTTTAGAATTACATAAGAAAAAAGAAATGTTGAAATCTATACAACAACTATTCAAAGTAAGACCAACATTGACGAAAGTAAGTGATTACATAAAGCAATATAGATATACAGAGTTATCTATAAATGATGTAGCTGAGTACAAGAAGTTCTTTGATGATGCTTTAATTAATGAGAACTATGATACGATTCAATCTACAACATTTACGTTCGACTATGAGATAAGTATGGCGGCTTGTGGAGGATGTTCGTTAACTTATGATATTAGAGGGAATGAAATGAATGATATATATTCCAAGGAAGAGGAAAGAATTAAGATATTATTCTTCACCATTACTCCTAATAACGGGAAATCATTTTTCATTTTTAGCTGGATAAAGTATGATTCTGATTATTTTAAGGATTACATTCAACAATTAGAGGGTTTAACAGAAGAGGAATTCAAAACATATATTAATAATTTTTTACCAAGTTACACAGAAAACTTAGTGGTAGCACCTAGTTTATGGAGTAGTTTTACAAAACGCCAAAAAGATGCGTTCTTTAAATTGTTTTCTGCTGAATTCGAGATAGGTGGCAAACGAATAAAAGCAAATTTATTAAGAAGTACACCATACGATTTGCTTATAAACCATGTGAGGGAAGAAAAAGTGGCAGAGTCGTGACCGCTTTTTGGCAGGAAATGTGCCGGTTGTTTTGGAATCAACGTGATATATTTGTATTGTGAGAAGTGGCGGAAAACACGACTCACTATGTTGTTTCTAAATTTCTAAACGGCTTCATAATGACGGCACATAAAATCCGAAACCAGCAGATGGTACTGATTGAATGTTACCGTTAATAAGGAGAGCTTTTGCTCTTCTTCCAGTTTTAATAATGTTGGCAAAGACGAATGTAACAGTATTAAAACTGGAAGGAGAATAAAACTTCATTTACCGTACTTATATGGTAATAACATAAAAAATGACGAAAGGGCAACTGATGCATGGTTGCTCTTTTACTTTTGTCATAAAAGTAACTTTTAATAATTTCATAAATATATAGTATAATATCAATACAACGATAGAGAGGAGGTAACAATATTGAAATTACTTATTGAGTTGAAAAACCAAGATATTCCTTTAGTAGTATCAAGTGCACCTCAAGAAGTTTTAAAAGCAATTGCTGAAAGTGAAGATGATAAACTTGTGTTTAAAAATGAAACTTTACTTTTAAATGAAGACTTCGAAAATATTAAATCAGTAACAGTAACATTTGAGTAAATTCAAAAGCATCCATAACGGGTGCTTTTTATTATGCAAAGAAAAAAGCCCGTGATAGGGCTAAATGATTTTCTTCATACCACATTGACGGCATTCTCTTAAGTAGATGAAATCTTTAACGGAACTTTTAAATGCGGTGTTTCCGCAATTATCACAGCGACCACTGATTTTATCAGGATGTTCTGTGTATGCGTATATCTTGCTTGGGTCGTACTTTTGTTCAGGTTGTTTGTTTTCCATTCATTTCACCTACATATCAATCTGAATTAATATAGCTTACATATAATAACACGAGCATTCACATAGTGGGTGCTTTTTATTTTGAAGGAGGATGAAAGGGATGGGAAAGAAAATGCAATTAGAATGTATGGACAATGAGTGTCGTACAGTGATGTTTGGACATTTTTTAGATGGGATGAGTTGTGTTAGGTGTGGCGGACCAGTAACACTTAGACCTTATAATCCAGTTAAGAAACGAACTGATCAAGGTGAAATTAAGGGACTAACAATTCAAGTAAGTGCCGATACAACTGAAGTATTAGAAAAAATTAAAGAAGTAACTGAAGCTGCTAATGAATGTGTGGAAGCATTAGAGAAGTTGGATAAGGTTATGGGTAAGTTTACAAATCAAAATGAGACAGTTGAAATTTATTGTGATAGTAAAGTAATCGCACAATCTACGATTAAAAAAATAACTGATTCTATCAAGATGACAGTAACCGATCTCAAGGGAGTGAGATAATTGGACAGCGTTTTAAACGGTAAGATTGCTGCACTTGGTCTTATACCTATTGATAAGAAAGCATACATCAAATACCTTAAGCCACATGAGAAAGCGTACAAGAAGGCTGGTATTGATGTTAATCGATTCAAATATTACAAACTGTATGGTCATGAACATATGCTTTATTCTGTAGAATATCTTGAGCGAACTTCAATAGAAGCGTTATTAAAAGCTGATAAAGCTAATGCGATATTGATAGGCAAAAGATAATGAAAGAATACAAAACCAAACAACAGAAGCGTAAGTTCTATGACAGTGGTGAGTGGAAGAGTATACGCGAGCAAGTAAAGAAGCGTGACAACTATGAGTGCCAGGAATGTAAACGTAACGGTCGAGTAAAAACAGATACCAATGAATACAGTGAGAGTGCCAAGCGTAAGAAGATACAGCTCGTTGTCCATCATATAAAAGAACTTGAACATCATCCTGATCTTGCGTTAGACATAGATAACCTTGAGACAGTATGTGTGGATTGCCATAACAAAGAACATGGAAGAATGTACGAAAAGAAACAAAATAAATGGGAACATGATGAGAAATGGTGAAAATAAAACAAAAATAACACCCCCCCTTAAAATATTTCATCAAAATTTCGTCTTAGGGGCACCGGAGGAGGGGGTCGATTTTTCAAATTTATAAGCAAATTCGCGCGTTATATCAAATTGGAAAACGATGTAAATCAGAAGGGAGGGATATTGTGGCTAGAGTGAAGCGTGAAACAATGAGAAAAAGGATTGAAAAGGATCTAACAAATCAATTGAAAGAAAAAAAGATTATAGGTAATCATTATACTGACTTAATTCAAGACTATTTATCGTTGTGGGATTTAAAGTGTATTCTTGTTGATGATATTGAAGAAACAGGAATAAAAGTATCTGGCATGCATGGTCCGAAATCCAATCCTTCTATTAATGATTTACACAAAACAAATGATCGAATGATAAAGATTTTAGATGCACTTGGATTAGAAGCATCGGCAGAAGAAAAGAAAGTTCCTTCAAAACCTGTGCGCTCTGCTAGAGATTTAACATGATTCAAAATGAATATGTAACTGAATATATTGAAATGTATCGAGCGGGAAAAATTAAGCTAAATAAAGAGCGCATAATGCTAATTGAGTACCTGGAGAAATACATCTTAATACGCGATGATCTGTATTTCGATAATGGAATGCATGATGATTATATAAAGTTTACAGAGAAATGGTATTTTGAATTACAACCATTTCAGAAGTTTTTAACTGCATTTGTTTTTCTTTTCTATACAGAAGATGATTCTGTTTTTTACGAGCAATTTTTAATTATGATGGCTCGTGGTGGTGGTAAAAACGGTTTAATTTCATCATTATGCCATTTCTTTATTAGTCCGCTGCACGGAATAGATCGATATAATGTTTCAATTGTGGCGAACAACGAGAAGCAGGCTAAAGTTTCTTTTCGTGAAGTCTATGATGCTATTAAAGGAAAAGAAATACTAGAAGATATGTTTTATCGAACTAAGGTAGAGATACTGAGTAACGATACTCAAAGCATTATGCAATATCATACATCTAATGCTGGTTCTAAGGATGGACTTCGTGACGGTTGTGTTATTTACGATGAAATACATCGATATGAAAACTTTGATGTAGTAAATGTATTCTCTAGTGGACTTGGAAAAGTACCAAATGCTAGAGAATTTTTTATTGGTACAGATGGCTTTGTTCGCGACGGATTCCTGGACAAAACAAAAGAGCGAGCGATGAACATTCTAAAGGGAAAAGATTTAGAAGATCCATTATTTCCTTTCATTTGCAAGATAGATAATCCAGAAGAAATTGATAATCCTGATGTATGGGAAAAAGCGAATCCAATGTTTAGTGAGCCGAGAAGTTCTTATGCTAAACAATTATTTAAAAAAGTATTAACTCAATATAAACAATTAGAAAATAATCCTTCAAACCGTGAAGAATTCATAACAAAACGTATGAATTACCCTGAAACAGATTTAACAAAGTCTGTAGCTTCATGGGAAGAAATCATGCGTACTGGTTTTGAAGAAGATGGAGAAACGCTCAGAGAAGTTCCAGATTTAAAACATAAAGTAGCTGTAGGCGGTCTCGACTTCGCCAGCATCAAAGACTTCGCGGCAGTCGGCTTGCTATTTAAACATGGTGAAGATTATATATGGAAAGGTCATTCATTTGTACGTAAAGGATTCTTGGACAAGGTGAAATTAAAAGCACCTATTTATGAATGGGCTGAAAATGGCTTACTAACTATTGTGGATGAACCAGTTATTAATATCTCTCACATTGTAGATTGGTTTGTAAAAATGCGTGAGATATACGGATTTAACACAATAGTAGCTGATACATTCCGTCTTGATCTTGTTAAAACAGCACTTGAAGCTGAAGGTTTTATATTGTTATATATTCGTAATCCAAAAGCGATTCATTCACTTTTAGCTCCACGAGTTGAAACGTTATTTGCAAACAATCGTATTATTTTTGGGGATAATCCATTAATGCGTTGGTACACCAATAACGTCTACGTCCACATCAAAAAAGACGGCAACAAAGAATACTTGAAAAAAGATGAATTTAAGCGAAAAACAGATGGATTCCAAGCTTTTATACATGCATTATGGCAAGCGGATAACATCCTTGTTGATGAATTCGATTTTATGTTAGACGGTATTAAATTCTAATAAAGGGGGTGATAATCATTGGATGGCTGGATTCGGTGTTTAAAAGAAATAGTGAATTAGGATTTATGTTTGATGTGGAAATGTTTATTGAAAAAGCAAATAGAGTTCATATGAAGCGACTAGCGATTGATACATGTATTTCTTTTTTAGGAAGAACAATAAGTCAGTCGGAATTCAGAGTGAAAAACGGTGAAGAATTTGAAAAGGATCAGCTTTATTACCGATTAAATGTTAGACCAAATAAGAATATGACAGCAAGTACCTTTTGGGAGAGTTTCATTTACAAACTTATTTATGATAATGAAGCTTTGATTATCCAAGCGGATGATGGTGATCTACTTATTGCTGATGACTTTGAACATAACGAGTATGCTGTGCTTGAAGATACTTTTACAAATGTCACTGTAAAAGATTATCAGTTTAAGCGAAGTTTTAAACAAAGTGAAGTCATTCATTTAAGATACAGGAATGATAAGTTATCACCTCTTATCGATGGTTTGTTTACTGATTATGGTGATTTATTCGGTAGAATATTAAGTTCTCAAAAACGTAAGAATCAAATTCGCGGAACAGTTGATATGGACATGCTCGCTGCAAAGAGTGAAAAACATCAAGCCAAACTTCAAGAATTCATTGATAACATGTATAAAGCAATTGGAGAAAAAGATGTTGCTATCATTCCACAACAACCAGGTTTTAAGTATGCTGAAACGTCAGGTGGAGCAAATTCTGGGCAGAGTGTGGAGGAAATAAATAAAATAACAAATGGCTTCTTAAATCAAGTAGCAATGGCTTTTGGTATTCCAACTGCTTTGATATATGGCGAAATGGCTGATGTTGAGAAGCAAACGAAAAATTATATGCTTTTCACAGTGAAACCTTTATTAAAAAAGATTTCTGATGAAGCAAATGTTAAATTTTTTGAAGAAGAAGAGTATCTTTCAGGTCAAAAAATTGAAGTTAAAGCTGTTTCTTATCAAAGTATATTTGATCTTGCGACAAGCATCGATAAACTCATTTCTTCAAGTGCATTTACAGGGAATGAGATTCGATTAGAAGTAGGATATGAAGTTTCTGATGATCCTAACTTAAATACACATCATATTACGAAAAACTATACGAAACTAACTGAATCTGAAGGAGGTGAGAATACAAATGACGGTGAAAATTGACGTTAAAGGGCCAATCATTTCGAATGATGAAGCTTGGATTTATGATTGGTTTGAAATGGATGCGACAAGCCCAGGTAAGATTACAAAACAACTGGATAACGCAAATAGTGAGGATTTAATTGTATCAATCAATAGTCCTGGTGGTTATGTAGATGAGGGTTCGGAAATTTACACAGCATTAAAAAATTATCCTGGTCATGTGGAAGTTCAAATTGTTGGTTTAGCAGCAAGTGCAGCTTCTGTAATTGCTATGGCAGGTGATAAAGTTCGAATTTCTCCAACAGCAAAAATCATGATTCACAACGCTGCTAAGTGGAATGGTGGAGATCATCGTGACATGGAAAAGGCGGCTGAGATGTTAAAAATAACAGATCGAGCAATTGTAAATGCCTATGTTATTAAAAGTGGTAAATCAGAAGAAGACCTACTTAACATGATGGCTGAAGAAACTTGGATGGGTCCGCAACAAGCATTAGAAAACAATTTCGCGGATGAAATCATGTTTATGGAGAATCCAGTTAAAATGACAGCTTCAACGGCTACTGCTGCCATGCTTCCGCAGAAAGTAATCGATGGCTTTAGAAATGGAACCATGAACAAAGGCCAAGGAATTACAAAAGAAGATTTAAATGCAGCATTATCAGGATTAAAAAATGAAATCCTGAATGATTTACAAAACAATATAGAAGAACAACCAAAGGAGCCGAATCCTAAACCTGTAAAAAACAGTGGGATTAAAGGGCTCCTTTTAAAATTATAAAAAACGGGGGAAACACATAATGGTTATTAAATTTAATAAATCTGAAGCATTTAATAAGGCAAAAGCAAAATTGACGGATACTTTAACTAACGCGGAAAGTACAGAACAAGAACAAACGTCAGCGTTCGAAGGTTTCTTTGATGCACTACAAACAGATGTAGCAAATACAGTTCGTGAACAAGTAAATAACGATATGCTTGATCGTTCAATTTTACAGCAACGTGGTCAAAATGTTTTAACTTCAGCAGAAACAAAATTCTTCAATGCTGTTGTAAAGGAGGGGGGATTTACGGACGGTGAAATTCTTCCTGTAACAACACAAGAGCGTGTATTTGAAGATTTAGTTACAGAGCATCCGTTATTGGCTGAAATTGGTCTGCAAGATTTAGGAGCTGTTACGAAATTTATCTATTCTGATGCAACGAAAGCCTATGTATGGGGCGAGTTATTCGGCGAAATTCGTGGGCAAATTGATGCTATCTTTAAACAAGAAAAAATTGGACAACTTAAATTAACAGCATTTGCAGCGATTCCGAATGATATGAGAGAACTTGGACCAGAATGGGTTGAACGTTATGTTCGAACTGTTTTAGTAGAAACATATTCTGTTGGTCTAGAATTTGGTTTCATTAATGGCGGTGGGTCAGTAGCGCATCAACCAGTTGGTTTAATGAAGGATGTAAATCCAGAGACAGGCGCAGTTACTGATAAAAAACCTTCTGGTAAATTAACATTTGCTCCATCTGAGAAGGGCGAGATTGTAGCTGGGGAACTCTATGAAGTAGTAAAAGCCTTATCTGTTGATGCAAAAGGCAAATCAAGAAAAGTATTAAATAAAATTGTAATGGTTGTTAACCCTATTGATGCAATTGGTGTACAAGCACGTAATACAATTCAAACTGCAACGGGTCAATGGGTAATGGCATTACCTTATAACATTAAACCTGTAGAATGTGAAGAAGTTCCAGTTGGTAAGGCATTATTCTTTGTAAAAGGACAATATATTGCTGCAATTGCAGGAGGATATAAATTAAAAGAATTTGATCAAACGTTAGCTTTCGAAGATGCTACTCTTTATACAATTAAACAATTTGCTAACGGGAAACCGAAAGATAACAAAGCGGCTCTTGTTTATGATTTAGATATTTCATTTGCGCCACCTGCAGAAACAAAAACTAAATAAAGGGTGAAGCGAATGAACAACGCAACAATTTCAGTTGAAACATTGCAGGAATTCAAAGATAGGATGCACTTAGGTGATGAGGAAGACGATAACTTAAAGCGCATTCTATCAACGTCTAATAAAGCATTATTAAGAGTTTGTGGTGATTATGATATTGACAATGACGAGGAGTTCAAAGAATTAGTCTTTGAACGTTCTCGTTATGTTTATAATGATGCCCTAGAGTATTTTGATAAGAATTTTTTAAGTCAAATTAATAGTTTAGGCATTGATAAAGCATTAGAAGAAATCAAATTGGACGGTGATTAATATGCGTCCTTTTCAGTACAAAAAGCCACTGAATACAGGAGATCGTAGGAATCGAATTATTATTGAACAACCTGAAGTGATAAAAGATGAATTGAATCAAGAAGTTGAAACAGGTAATTGGCAAGAAGTTAAAAAAGCATGGTCGATGATAAAAACAGTAAAAGGGTCTGAGTATATTGAAGCTTCAGCTTCACAAGCTACTCGGATTTATCGGTTTGTAATTCCTTATACAAAAGGCATTACAGAATTAATGCGAATCAATATGAAAGGTCGTATTTTTGATATTATCGAACCGCCATTGAATGATGATGAAATGTATCAAACGTTGACTATTATCGCAAAGGAGCATACTTGATATGAATGATTTTGCGAGTGATCTTGCTAGAGAATTACAAAGATATGCGAATGTTGTGGAAGAGAACTTAGAAAATGAAATTGATGAAGTGGGGGATATTGCTGTCGGTAAGTTAAAGCAAGGTAGCCCTAAAAAAACAGGTGCTTATCGTAAAGGGTGGCGTAAGAAAAAAGAAGGTAATGGTGTTGTCCTCCATAATACGCAAGGACAACTAACGCATCTTTTAGAAAAGGGACATGCGAAAGTCGGTGGTGGTCGAGTTCCAGCACAAGTTCATATTCGTCCAGTTGAAGAGTATGTAATTGATGAATTGCCAAAACGTATCGAAAGGGCGGTCGGGCAATGACATTAGGAGAACTAACAAAAATTCTTGAAGCTACAGGTTATCCTGTGGCTTATTCGCATTTCACAGCAACGCCAGGCAAGTCAGTGCCAGCACCACCTTATATTTGCTTTCTTGTAGATGGATCAGTAAATCTCATGGCTGATAACAAAGTCTATCACAAGATAAATGATTTAAATATAGAGCTTTATACAACTAAAAAAGATTTAGTTGCTGAAGCCAAACTTGAACAAGTCCTAGACGATCATGAAATTCCTTATGATTCACCGATTGAAGGGATTATTGAATCTGAAAAAATGTATCAAAAAATATATGAAGTGAGGTCGATATAAATGAATGAAAACAAAGTGGCTTTTGGTTTGAAAAATGTCCATTATGCACTTTTCGATATAAAAGATGGCGTAGTTACATTTAGCGCACCGATTCCATTACCAGGTGCAGTTGAATTAACGTTTGATCCACGAGGGGATTTAATTGAATTCTACGCGGATGACATGCTTTACTATGCAGCAAGTAATAACCAAGGGTATGACGGTACATTATCTATTGCTAATATTCCAGAGCAATTTGCTGTTGATGCATTAGGAGAGGAATTAGACGAAGAAGACGGTGTGTTAAACGAATTAGCTGATGCAAAAGGGAAACCATTTGCATTATTATTTGAATTTGATGGTGATGTACGAGCAACACGCCACGTTATGTTTAACTGTTCAGCAAGTCGTCCGACACTTGCATCTAAAACGAAAACAAATTCAGCAGAGCCTAACACAAATGAACTTAAATTTGTATCAAGTCCTATTGATATTAACGGAAAACGTATGGTTAAAACGAAAACTACAACTAAATCAAAACAAGCCATTTATGATAATTGGTACAAAAAAGTATATACAAAAGTACCTGCATTACCAAAAGGAGCGTAAGTAGATGGAAAAGACGATTACAATAGACGGAAAACAAGTCAAGTTAAAAAGTACAGCGGCAACGGTTAAACGATATAAAGCACAATTCAGACGTAATTTATTTGCAGATATGATGGGGTTAGGAGCAATTAGTACTTTAACTTCACCAAATGGATCAGAACAACCAATCGATACATCTAATCTTGATTTAAGTAAAGTGGATTTTGAGCTTGTTTATGATTTGACCTGGTTATTTGCTAAAACAGCGGATTCAAATATTCCTGATCCTATGACGTGGCTGGATGGGTTTGAAGAATTCCCAATTGAAGAAATCATGCCAGACATAATGGAACTAGTTCAAGTTACTATGGGAGCAAAAAAAAAATAAAAGAAAACAATGGAGAGCAAGGGACATTCAGTGATGAAGAATTAACCACTGATTTGTTCCTTGCTCTTTGTTATAAAGCAAAATTAACGCATTGGGATTTAGAAACCATGACAATTGGTGATTGTTTTGATTACATTGCTGAGTTTGCTGAAATGGAGAATCCAGACAAAGAAAAAATTCGAAAAGCGAGTCAAAAAGACTTTGATTCATTCTAAGAAATGAGGTGAGAAAATGGCAGGAAGAATTAAAGGGATTACGATAGAAATCGGCGGGAATACCGGGCCGTTACAAAATGCTTTAAAAGATGTAAATAAACAAAGTGATGC